CGTTGTCCCTACAGTAGCCCCTAGTCCGATCACCAGATCATCAGCAGAATCATCTAAGCCCATGTAAAAATCTTGAGCATGACCATCAAAAACGATCTTTCTATCTACTTCTGTCCCTGTGCCAACCGTAAGGTCACCTGATAGCGTTGCGTTCACTGTTCCTGTTGGGATTGCTATTACCGTTCCGTCTGCATCATTCTTAATGGTGACATCGTTTGTTGATCCTTGACCAGTAACGATTATCCCATCTGCTGCTGCAAACCCCACTGCTGCTGCATCTCCAGCAGACGTATCCCCTTCTGGCTGAAACGTGCCAGAACACACAACGTCATTTGCGAAAACAACGTCTTCTAAAACATCATATACAATTGCTCCAGAGCCGCCGCCGTCTGTAATGACTACCTTAACTTTACCGTTAGGTATGGTCACACTCGCTCCAGAGCCTTGACTTATGATAATGGACTGACTGCCCGTTGTCGCATTCTCTATAATCCACACCTTAGAAACAGTGTTTGGTGCGAGAGTTACAGTCCTCGTCGTGCTAAGAGAAGTAGAAGTTATTTTAAGATAAAATGCACGAGCGCCATCCGAGGTTCCGTCTGCCATTGTAATGGTGGTATTCGCATCTGAGCCCATATTCTCAGTGCCGTACCCAAGAGCTTCTCCGATAAGCTCAAGGTTGGTATTCGTGGTGTTCCCCCACGTTCCTGCGTTTTCACCCGTTCCCATTTCTGAGAGACGCAAATTATTTGTATAAGCAGTTGTCATTACACTTCTCCGTTAGGCTGCTATCTGTTCCCATCCAGCATCTTGATTTGGGACAATGAGCCCCCATCCAGCATCTTGATTTGGGACAATGAGCCCCCATACGTTTGATTCTCCAACAACGCCAGTAGCTGCTACACCCTCTGGAGAGACTATAACATCTCCAAATACTGCAACAGACCCCATTGCACTTGTTGCGCCGGGGCTTGCAACTATCACGGTTGGCAAATCAACCGTAGCCTGACCTACTGCCCCAGTGCCTGCTACCCCAGTTACTGAGATTGTTTGACCAAATGCTACAGTAACGTCACCGACTGAGCCCGTAGCACTTAAGCCAGAAAGAATTACCGTTGGCAGATCAACAAGTACCTCACCAACACCGCCTGTTGCTGCTATGCCAGTTGGAGATACTCCAACGCCAGTAGTTACTGTTTCGTCTCCAACAGAGCCTGTTGCTCCAAGCCCTGAGACAGAGAACGAAACGCCCGCTCCCTCAACAATGGTAACATCATTGGTGCTTCCTGTCCCTGCAAGTCCAGACACAGAAACGGGGAGTTCTTCTCCCCAGACGCCTTCCCCCCAAGTGCCTCTGCCCCACCCGGTTATATTAGCCATTGTTCACTCAAATATTATGCAATCCTAATAATAGCAGTCGACGAACTTGCAGATGGAAATTGAATAGTAAAATCTCCAGAGCTACTCGTTTTATCAGAGCTAAAATCAAGGACCAATACAGTTGGATCGCCTGACGCGGTATCGTTATAAATCAACGCCCCTCTCGCGGTGAGAGACGAAGACGAAAATGTCAGGTCAGCGAAATCTGTTAACGCAGTTGTGCTACTTGTCGATGGGTCAACTCGCGTAAGGGTCCCGCCACCAGCCGAATATCCAGTTCCAGATATTTCATTGCTTGCTGTATAAGCTGTAGTAGCAGCCGTGAAACTTGCACTATTTGTATACATAGCAAGTTTAAACGTGTTCCCACCAGAGTTCTTAAAGTTGTGAACGCCTTCCAACAATTCTTTCTTGAAACTCGTACACATAAAATTACCGCTAAAGGCCATCACACTCTCCTCATGACATCTGCCAAGTCTTTATATCCCCCTTTAAGGGCAATTTGTACACAACGATCTCTTTCTGAACGCATTGCCATCTTAACATACTCAAGAACAACATTCTTCATATTTCTTTCGAAGGCGTGTGCCTGATCTCGTATAACGTCAGGGGCTGAATCACTGACGTTAACAATTTTATTGCAACACAACTCTGTTATTTGCTCACACGATAATCCCCCATCGTTGCTTGTCTGAACAAACACAGAGCCAACGGGGCCTGCCTCAACAGCGTCAAACTTCATGCTGTTTGCCTCATCCCATTGCGATACGAATCGACGTTTGTCTCAATCGCTCCATATTGAGTTAATGACCCTAAAGCCTCTTTGTAACGCTTCTCGTAAAACGCCATGATATCCTGTTCGCCCTTTAGATAAGTGTACGCCTCAACGAGCGTCCCATATAGAAGCGCAGTTTCAGCATTATCGCTTAACCATGTATTAGCATTAGATGAAGAAAGCTGGACTGGCTTCGCCTTATAATGAAGCTCTGTTGAAAAGTTCGAGCTTGTTGCTGGAGCGATTAAAAAGAAATCATCATCGAAGTGTGCGTAAAACCTTGGGGTTCCTGTCGTATCAGAATCTGGGAACGCCTCTCTTATGAAAGACACGTCTTTAGGGATCAAAAATGTATAGACATTCCCTGAATCTACAACAGCCATAGAATAGGCTCTATAAAAATCTGTTGGCTTTGAAAGATACACAGAGCCTGCTGTGGCCGTTCCTAACACATTTTTGTGAAAGTCTGGTATATCAACATCATAAAATATACGCTCTTCTGCTTGCCCGATAAACGTATCAATGTTGCTGACAAAAGACGTTTCTGTATTCTGTGTGTATTCTTGGATCGCCGTTTTAAGTTGGGTATAGTTCATATCATTACATCAGGTTACAATGGTTACCGAACCAACCTGACCCTCTGCCTGCAAACTTGTCTCTGTAGAGAAGCCGTAAGCTTCTGCCAAGGAGTTTCTGTCTCCAACTGGGTTCCAGTTTGCTGAAGCTGTTGACGATGACTCTATCCTGTTATCTGGCCTTGCACCGAACAACGCTTGCGGATCGTGGACAGGATACCTGCCAAGGAAATTCTGTGGGTGATCAGGATCAAGCATATCTCGACCAACCCGAATACCTGTGTTCCTGCCGTCTTGCACCTCATACACAAGGTCTCTGAGCTTATATGTAAACCCACTCCTGTCGCATATTCCTAGTGCATATTTACCCGCTGCATAAGAGGACATTAGATTGTATACCCTCCCGGCGTGATTTGTATGCCTGCCTTAACACGGTCTTCTCCAGCAGCATAATTAAAATGCTCATCATATATTTGCTTGAGCGTAGTTATGCGCGTAAAAGCCTCTGGCTTCTTCATAGAGATATAATAAGCCAACCCAGACGTAAGGGCTGGCAACCACCTCTCAGGGGCATCGTAATTGTTTGTGCCGCTGGCCCCTACATCTTCAATACGCTTAATCCTTAAAAAATAAAATGTATACGTCTCTGTGCTATCTGGTGTGGGCCACAACGTGAATTGTGGCGAATTTGTGCGTTGTATATATATCTGTAACGGCTTTCCCTGCGTTAACTTATTAGGGATATTGGCAAATGTAGATGGGCTTATTCGGCTCAAATTCGAATCACTCTGATTACTAGAGCTTCCAGAGTTTGTGCGGATATGATGCTCAATAAAATCTATGGTCCCAGCAGGGAAGCTGTATGTTGCCGTCCCTGCTGTGAGAGCCATAGTTCCTTCTTCGATTGTCCAGAGGTTCACGCCTCTGTTGATCCACTCAAGCGACATCAGGTCGAGGCTTCTACGTGCAGTTTTCAAGTCGTACCCACCGCGCATCTCCACGCCAGCCCTTTCATAGGCCTCTTCACAGATATCAATGATATCTAGAGTGAAGTTCTGAGTGCCGCTTGTAGCCATTTACTTCTTACCGCGCTTTGCCATGATCTTCTTCTTGCCATTAGCCATCTTAGACCCGCCGCGCATCATAACTTTTTTCTTAGACCCGCCACGCATCATCTTCTTCTTCATTCCACGCTTGCCCATTGCCATGATCTTAACTCCTTCTTACTTCCACCAAAGATTGAAACAGGTCATCGCTAAAGTAATTATAATACCCAGAGCCCTCTAAAGCTACACTAGCCTTATTAAGAAACGAAAGTGATTGCACAAAGATCATCATATAGTCTTCTTCTATGTCAGATTCCCAATCATTATCTGTAAGAAACTCTTCGGTATCCTCGCTAGGTGGGAAGTCAGGATGGAACAACATCAGGTGCATGTCAGATACCCTGTGCCGCTCATTCCAAAGATTAACCCATCTGTCCCAACGCTCATACTTGTTCAGGTTAAAATTAACCCAAATCAATATGTCCTTTTCTTTCGGGTTAAATTTTTTAATAGCGTCTTTGAGGCATGGGATACTGTTGCCCACGACAACATCTACTTTATCGTTTCTCCATGCTGCCTCTGCATATGGACACGCCTTCATGCCGCCCAAATGAGGATTTGGCACTTCAAGCACGTCACGCGACCAAGATCGTATGTCTTGTCTTACAAAGCTTTGCAATAATGGCGGCATATCGACAGTCATTTACTTCTTTTTTTTCGGACGTTTCTTTAATTTTTTAAGATCGGCACCAGTAACCTTGTCGCGAGGAGGAGCAACTCTAGCTAATTTCTTTTGCTTCGGGCTATACTTCTTAGCTGGCATCTTCTTGTTACCCCTTAATTGACTTTGCATTTGGCCTCTTGTATTTGGCATTTATCTATATCGCTTTGTCTTCTTAGCTATCTTCTTAGGCTGCTTTGCAAACTGTTTTCCCTTTTTTGTCGCTTTTCGTTTTGCCTTTGTTGTTGCCGCATACTCTTTAGAGCTTAACGATTTGATCGCAGCAGTTGGAAGATAGCGCTCTCCAGTTGCTTTTGGGCCTTGCGTCGATGGCTTTCCTGATTTAGTGCGCCACTTCTGCTTACCCCAACTCTTTAATGACTTTTGTGACTTCTTGAGAGCCATTAGTTTTTATACCCACCACCCGCTTTTTTATAGCGCTGTGCTAACATCTGGGCCTTCCTAGCGCTCCATTGCCCCGGCTTCCCGCCCTTTCCTCCAGCTTTAATTGCACTAAACATCCTTTTCCGCATAGCGGGTTTCGTATAGTTACCCGCCTCATTAACACGGCTTTTTGATTTTTTCTTAGCTGGCATCTAACACCTCCACCTTCTTCGCGCCTGCCGTAGCCTGCTGTTTGGATTCTTTGCCGCTTTTGGAAATTTCTTCATTTGACCAGCGCTTCTGGCGCAGTAAGACTTGCGTCTCGCCGCCCTAGACTTGCTAGGTTTTTTTTCTGTAACAGCCGTCTTTAACTTGCTGCCGGGATTCTGGCGGCGATACTTTGCAACGCCTTTCTTGGTAAGGCCTGCGCCAGACTTGGTTGGACGTTTATGACCACCCTTGATGGTCATACCCTTCATGCCCGTGCTTTTTTTTGTCTTTGCCATGAGAAAGCCTATAAAGCCTAATCACGCATAGTACTTAACGGCCCGGATTACAATTGTATAGGAATCTCCAGACGCCCCTGTACCCAACGTAGACAACAGTATGTCTCCCGTTGCGTTGGTGCCGTACATCTTCAGGCCACCTACACTTGAGAAGTCTTGATATGTCCAGTCTGGACCAAGGCTAAAAGCAACGACATTCGTATCGGCGTCATATAGAAGCTGAACACCGTCGAAGCCGTGGACTGAACCCCATATTTCCTGTATCCGAACTTCGTTACAAAGCTGACCTGTCGCTTTTGCATTTAATGCTGACACGTCAATCTTTGTAACATTCGTTTCTCCAGACGAGTCTGAAAGGTTTGTAAGCTGAACGACAAGTTGCCTTTCACCATCTTCGATGGTTGTGACATTTACAGCATCTGCCATATCTTACTCCTCAATCAAGCCCATCAAGACCAGACGTTTTCTATCCGCGCTGCCTTCTGGAGGAAGGTCTGAAGAAGCAGACTTTTTTTTAGTCTTCTTCTTTGGCTTCTCCTGCACATACGCTTCATTAACATCTGGCGTCGATGGATCGTCTGCAACGTAAGTTCCTGACTTTGTCCGCGCTCGTTTAGCCATAAGTTGTCTCCTTAGTAGCTAACGCCACGATCTTGAGCGACAAGGATGTAATCGATGGACATCGATTTAGTTCCTGTAGCATCACCAGAAATCTCCATAGCCGCTGCTGTCATATTAGCAGTGGGGATATTAGCGGTGTGTGTGCCAACTAGCTTACGGTTAATGTAATACTCAACCCGACTGGTTGTGCCATACGTTGCAACAAAACTCACAGTGACATTGGTGTCATCAGCAAAATCATTAGTAGCGGCGAGAGTGGTATCAGTCTCTGTGCCACCAGACTCTGAGATTAGATGCGGGGTTGCATCACCATCATCGATCTGAAAGCCAATCCGGTTAGCGGCGGTTAAACAGTTCTCTGGGTTAGTCGCAAAGTTTTCGCAAAGACCGATGAACAAGTCCATTTGATCTGCATCAGACATAGAGAAACGTGCTTCAAAATAAAGCTTTTCACCCGACACACTTGGCAGGGCGAAAATCTCGTTGCCCTGAATAGAAGCGCCGTCATTGTCTGTCGTTGCTTGAGACGAGAGCTTAACAAAACCGCCGACAGTATCAGCTAGAATAGCGGCAGAAGCGCTGCTGTCCTTAACGACTGTCCAATCATTGGTGTTATCTAGAGCTACACCTGTGAAGTCATCCATGTAGACAACCTGATCAGGCCATGCCGCAATATTGAGCCCCTCCAGTGTGGGACGAGCCGAAGAAAACAGGACCGGGCCTGAGAAATGAGTTTTTGCCATTTGGCATTCCTCCTTACGAAAGGTTTCGCCCTAGAGTCTTCGTAAGCGTCTGCTGGGCCAGTCGCTAGGGCTAATGCATCCCAGATAGTCAGAGTAACCATCATTTAATGAAGAAAGGGGGGGCGAGCCCCCCTCCCCTACATTAAGAAGCGCCCGGTGATCCGAAGACCCCCAGAGGATCAGACACACCAAACGAATAACGCTCACGGGCTTTATACCGCACGTTACCAGTCTGGAAGTCTCCGTCCATTGCCGTAGTCATAGGCGCACGTTCGAAGTGCTTCATGCCATTCGGCACATCAGTCCGAATGAAGAAAGCATTCGTGTCAGTCAAGTAATGATTGACCGAATAACCTTCAGGTATCGTGCCATTGCTGTTGATAGCATTGATATCGTTATCAGCAGTGCCTACCCGTTGTTCTGTCTCCAGAATACGAGTTGCCACGAACATGAGGTCAGGTGGAACAATCAACTTGCGAGGACGTGCCGCAATGAGCAAGCCGCGCTGGTCGGTCCACTTCGAAATCTGAATGACCGCTGCCTCAAGAGAGGTTTCGTTCAAGTCAGATGCCGTAGCAGGCCTGTTTGAGTTGGTCCCCCCACTCACCAATGGGTGAGCGGTGCTAAACAGCGTCACGCCGTCTCCAGACTGGAAAGACGTAAAGCCATTGTTGAGCGGCGTTGCAGACTTCACTTGCTTCGTATACGCCATTGCACGGGCTAGGGCTTTAGTATAACGAGCGGATAAGCTGTCATAGAGGTTGTCCTCCATCGCTTCTTCCGTAATCGCAAAACCCATAGCGACCGTTTCATGGTTGTAACGAGCCGTGAAAGACTCTTGAGCAACGTCATACGAGATGGATGCGCCTTCATTCTTAACAGGAGCCGCATCAAAACCCGAAAGCGCGACTTCTTCCTCGAAGCTACGCTCTGAAGCCTCAGTCTCATACACTTCCGTGTGTTCATCTTCGTACTTCTCATACTCCAGACCGAAGAGAGCATTAAGCCCCGGCAGGAGTTCTTTAAGCATTTGCGCTCTTGAAATAGCCATTGCTTAGATTCCCGTCGTGTCTTGGTACTGGTGAGAAGCGCAACTGTCGCCAGTCGCATCACCGCCCGAGTTGAACTTACAGATGACATCAGTGAATGAATCACCAGCCGCTGAGTTTGGCCCATCAACAAAATCGATGATACGAACTGGAAGCGTCTTGGTGGTAGCAATAGTGCTTCCATCAATGGCGTTCTTGCTCGTGCCAATCGAAGTTGAGCCAGCCGTCTGCACAACTGCTACGTTGTTGCCTAAACCCGTTTGAGCGATTGATTGATCGCTTTGGGCTTGGAAAACAACATTCGGATCATCACAGACATAGGCCATGATGTCGTCAGCAGCCGTTGATGCGGGGTAAGTCTGACTGAAAGTCAGTTGATTGGTGTTGGGATCAGTATACTTAACACCAACAAAGATACCACAAGGTGTCATCGTCGTGGTCCCGGTGTCTTTTTCGACAGTTCCGGTGTTGACGATTTTTACGACATCCCCGTAGAAGATCGCGGTCCCGTAGTTGTTGGCAATCTTGATGTGACGTATGGCATCAGACCATGTGCCGCCACCAAGCAGGCCGACAGGACGGAAACCATAAGGCGCAGCAGTAGTAGCCATTTGCCTAATCTCCTTCCTAGAAGATCGAAGTTAAACCAAAAGAGTTTAACCCGGCTTAACGCCACTACCAAACTGCACTCTTGTAGAAGATTCATTCAGCTTTGGCATCCGGGGGTCACTCTCACGCATAAAGTTATTGTCAACAGACTCAACCTGCCGTAATGCCGCTTTCTCATAGTACTCGTTACGAGCACCTACGTTCTCCGCAGAAGTTTTGCAAAGGAGCAAACCACCAACTTCTATGTTTCCAGCCCATTGACTATTGTGATCAGACTGGATCATAAGCTCTGGATGATCTTCTGCCTTTACTGGCTCCCACCCCTCTCTGAACCTCTTAGACGCATTCACGTTGTCAGCGGCCCCTAGAGTTGCTGTCCTAATCCACCTGAAGACATAGCCCTCTTGCGGAGTCGGATCAGGAAGAACCTGCGGCGGTTCCCACGATTTTTCACGCACTTCTGTTTCACGGGTTTGTGTCTGTCTTGGTTTGCGCTCTGATCCTGTAACGTCAGCCATTACTCATCTCCTTCATAAGTTGGGCAGCGTATCTCTCAGGTGTTACGCCGAGTTTCCTAGCGAGGGTTACTTGGCGGTCAGTTAACTCCACTTGGCGCGGTGCCTTCCCTGATCCCCTTTTCGAGGGAGAGACAACCGGAGTTTTTCGAGAAGTCGGAGACTTACTGACATTGTTGGCCTTCTCGAAAAAATTAGGAAACTGCTCATGTAGAGCAGCATCAATTTGTTTATAGTAGTCTAAATTTCCTCTGGGGTCTACCCCTTGTTTTACAAGTTCTTCATGAAGGCCGACTGCAAAGCCAGTCATCCGCTCATTCCCCGGAGATTGAAACCACGCATTATTCTTTAACCAGCCAACTGCCATTGGGTCTGGCGGCACAACTTCCTGTTGTTGGACAGGCTCTTGTTGCTGTGCAGCGATTTGATTTTGATGAGACTGATTAATTGCATCGCTCTCAACAGAAAAATGTATCTTCTCTGCATTGAGACGCGCCATGTCAGACTGCGCCTGTACAATAGCATCTGCGTCGCCACTCTCATAAGCATCCTGAAAGCGCTGTTTAGCGACCTCTAGCTCTGTGTTTGTTTTCTCAGATACCTGTTCATACAAAAGCTTTCTAAGATCAGCGGACTGATTCTTTAAGCCTTCGTTTTCTTGTTGAATGCTTTTTGCGTACTTAATCGCTTCAGCATTCTCTTTTTTGAATGCATCACTTTTCCTACGCTCTTCATGGAACTCATATCGAAGCTTGGAAATTCTTTTTTGGATTCGATTGCTGAGTTGGGACTCATCAAGGTCTTCTTCTGATTCATCGCTATCTTCCTCGACTGTGTCACCATCAGAAGCGGCTTCGTCATCTATGACCTTTACCTCAATAGCATCAGGGTCGATCTCATCAGTTTCCTGATCAACATCTGACTGGTCTTCTAAAACTCTCTCGCTCATGCTTTGGATACCCCTCTTGGATCAGCAACAACAGCTTCAATAGAATCATCATTTATAAGTCGAAACTCTTGACCGTGAATAACCATTCGTGTGCCGGAATACGATCTCATAACAATGAAATCTCCTTCCTTACACCACGGGCCTGTTGGAAACCTGTTTTCATCCCTATAGGCATCTGGACCCACTTTCATGACCATGCCTATAAGACTAGCAGCCTCTTCTCGCCTTCTTGTGTCTTCAGGCAAAAGGACGCCGCCTTCAGTCTTTGTTTCTTTTTCTGGGATAACAATTAGAAGTTTAAAGCCGCTCGGCTCTGGAATTTGTGATGCTTTTCTATCCTCAAGCTTCACAACTTTCTCTTTTGCCATTACTCTTCCCCCTTACGCAACGCTTCGAACAGATCGATCAGATCACGCTCTGCCAGAGCTAAACCTTCTATAACACCAACAATCTTTGAGTATTCTTCAAAGTTCTTCGCGCCACCTGTTGCTAAAAAATCAGCTTTCTCATTCATCGCAACTCTGAGGTTTTTCTGAAAAACCTCAAATAACGAGACTTGTTTTGTTTCCACTTTGCACCTTCAGGTTAAAATTAACCTGAATCAGTTCTATTACCATTACCCGTACCGATCAAGCTTTTTCCAACCTCTTGAACGATTTTTGCATTCTCAATTGCATCTTTACGACTAGCAGCTTTTTGTTCACGCCCATCCTTCATAGACTCTTTAGCAATCTCAACGCCCAGTCTGGCCCCCTCCATGCGCTCCATCGACTTAATACGAAGCAACTCTGTCTCCTGACGCATTTGCGCTTCTTGCAAGTCTTTGATCATCCGGGCTGTGTCGGTCTGAGCTTTACGCTCAAGATCAGCAGCCTCAAGCTGCAACTCTTGTTGCTGCATCTGGATGACAGGGTCTTGCGCTTTCTCTTGCGCCTCTTTGGCCTGCTGCTCCTGAACATCCTTGCGGAACAGACGATCCGAAGCTTCTGCAATAAGTTTGGAAAGCTTGACCTCCACATCGTTTGGCAAGGCCTCGCCCATTGGCGGCAACTCTATACCAAGTTCCTTCTCTATCTCGCGACGATACTTGAATGCCAAATGCTCTTGCACATGAGCCGCCAAAGCAGCGCCAATTGTACCAGCCATTGGGCTTTGACTGACCAACTGTTGTATCTTCGGGTCTTGAATTACATTCATGTGTATCTGGATATGTGCACCGTGATCCTGATGCGAAAACGCCTTGAGTGGCTTGCTGTTCAACACATCCATGTTCTCCGACACTGGATCGCGAGGCTCTGCTTCTTTCGAGAGAGGGATAATTGCGTCAGCGTCCTGAATACCCAAAACATCAAGCATCTGCCTATGCAGTTCGGGCAGATCATACATCTGCGGTGCCTGTTGGGATAATTGCAGTGCGGCTTGATACTGCATAATCCGCTGGCTCATCGTGGACGAGTTTGGGTCGCTTACGGGAATAACATCAATGCGATTGTCGAAGTCTTCTGCTTTTACCGCATCATCCTCTGACTCATACTCGTAGTTCTCGTCTGCCCCATAGTCATGAATAAGCTCTGCCAACAAGACAAACTCTCGCTTCATTGAAGCGTGGAGCCTTGCTTGAATGGCTGTCATCACTTTCATTGACCGCTCAATAAGCGCCAGCGTTGTGCCAACAGGAGCATCTTGCTTCATGTCGGCAATCTTTAAGTCTGTAAGGGAAGCAAACCTGCGCCCTTCATCAACAAGCTCTTGAAGCATCTGATGCAGGACGTTGCTTGGCTCTTTGTACGGCAAGAACGTAATGTTATCTTTAATTACGCCACCCGGAACGTCTACATCACGAAACTCCCCCGGCATGATGGGTGTATCATCACCCTTGATTCGCAAGCCACGAGACTTCAAACCACCCGGTAAGTTTGCCAATGTCCCGGCATCAATCAATTGCCGAAGCAACGATGTCGCGCTTTTCGCAATACCACCGATCAGATGTATCAAACCAAAGCCGTAGAACCCTAGACCGGGCATATACTGATAATGCACAAAATGCATCCGCTTCATCTTTTGCGGATCATCCTCGTACCAGTTCCTGCGAATAGAAAGAATTTTATTGTTTGTTTTCAATATCGTAACGACATAAGGCAAAGCAATGCCCGTCTCTTCGCCACTATCGTCAGTATCTTCAAAGCCGTCTAAGTCCAAATCAACGTGCATTTCGAGGACGATATGGCGCGTATCTGAATCTCCTGAGTAACTTTCGCCCTCTAGCTCATCATATTTTTCTTGAATGTTGGTATCAAAAGAAGGTGCGTTGCCAATTTTAACGTCACGATAGAGCCCCGCAACTTGCAGCTTTCTAATCTCGTTGGCGGTCTTACGCATCATGTGCGTATAGCGCTCTGCTGATCTTAGGTCTGAAGCGCCATAACTAACGATGAAATCTTCTGCTGGCACGAATGACGTGCAAATCCTATTCATTGTCGCGTCAAAGTATACTTTCTTGAACGCTGATCCCGCCAAAGGCAGGCTGAACAAGAGTTGCTCCATCTCAGGACGATACTCTGTCATCCTTTCGGTCAGCATATAATTCATATAATCGCGGACACGGAGAGACTGCTTTTCTTTCTCATCCGTCATCTTGCCTAAGATTTTGGTCTTCACGGGGCCAGAAGACGGGAACACTTCCATAATCGCTTGCGATTGAAACCGTATTACAGCCTCAGTGAGTATAGGGTGAAAAACCCCACAAGCACCGGGCCAAGGAGTGGTTCTGTCTTCAATTTTAAGGCCTAATAAATCTAGACCCTTCACGTAGGTTTCTGCCCAGTCTGAACGAGAATCTTTATCGCCTTCAAAATCTCCCATCAGATTTGAAGCTAGGGATTGAAGGTCTTGATCATCCATAAACTCTGCAAGGTTTGAATCATGCTCGGACGTGCCAACGCCTTCCGTCTCAGGATCGAAGTCAATAATCATCCCGCCATCGTCGGTGGTGATTGCAACAGCCTCTGGGTTTACAACCGCGACTTCGACTTTCTGCGCGTTTGTGTCCGGGTCCATCAACTCGATTTCAGATTCTTCAAGTCTCTTTTCTACGGCCATAACAGTTCCTCGCTTCCGCGATTATCATAAAGATTAAATATAAAAAGTTCTACACCCATTACACAGAGCTATTTTCATAGTCATCTACGATAACTCTAGCTCTATTGGCAATATGCTCCATTTCAATATCATCTTTTGACTGACCCTTATATTTGACCGCCAAATGATTGTCTATGAGCATTTGATTGATGGTCGTATCATTAATTAAAAACTCTCCAAGTATGCGCCCAAACTTCCCGCGCTGCTTGTCTATCTGTGTTTTAAGAACTTGCAACGAGCCAAGCGGAAGATAATCAGTAACGTATTGTTTCGCTATGTTACCATATTGCTTTTCGACTGCATCACGGGTTCTGCTTTCAGGTGTATCTACCCCATAGAGCCGCACCCGTTGTTTATGAAGCCAAACGCCAAAGCCCAAATCGATATCTACGTCAACAGTGTCGCCGTCAATAACCTTCACCACCCTGCACTGATACTCAAACATCAGTAGTACTCCGCTCTCTGCAATGGCACAAATTCATCATCTTCATCTGATTCGATGCGGATGAAGCCGCCCTGCCTGAACCTCAACAAAGCCTGTGTACTGCTATCGACCAAGTCATCATGTTCGCCCACGGGGAATGCAGCAAACTCCTCAATGACCTCTTCTGCCCAATGCTTTTGAGGAGCCCACACCACGCCTGACGCAAATAAGTCACTCACCGCGTTTACCCGCGCAATCTTATCGTTTCCGCGAGACGGTGTGAACTCTCCTATTGCAAGCCCCATTTGACGCAATTCAAATATCAACGGCGTACCAGCGGCCTTTGCTTCAACGATACACGCATCAGGCTCCCACTCATTGTACATTTTCATTGCGACCATCTTGAGTTCTGGAAACTCCATCCGGTCCTTGAATGCGTCCAACAGTATAATATTCGCACCTGACGTGCCGTCATCGTTTTCTGTGTAAAATACGCCCCATGTCGTACAAGCAGAATAGTCTGATCTTTCTGTCTTGAGGAAAGCTGTATCCCACGACTGAATGATAAACTCGCATTCTGGAGGGTTCTTCTTATCCCAAGGACGCCACCACTCACGTTTGATTATCGCTGTTTCTTCAGATGTTGGGTCTTGCTGATACTGGGCGCTCCACTTTGATGCTGGCAGTTCTGCCTTGAGCTTTTCCAGTTCGTCCAGCTTCCAGAACTCAGGCCAAAGAGAATTACCCGAAGGCAATATGGCGGGAAGCTGTATGATCTCCCATGCGTCTGAACCGTCACGGTTCTGAGATGCTTTTAATATTTGACCCGTCAAATCCCGTTGGTGCCATCTCGTCATCACGATGACAATGGCTCCCCCCGGCTGTAAACGCTGACGTGGGCCTGACGTGTACCACTCATACACGGGATCAAACACGGAGCCATCTGGAGATCGTGCTTCCTGTTCACTGTGCGGATCATCGATAATCAAGAGGTCCGCGCCTTTACCCGTTACCGCACCGCCTACACCAATAGCAAAATATTCCCCACCTTTGTTGGTGTTCCAACGTCCTGCTGCCTTTGAATCTGCTTGGAGGGACACCCCCTTGAATACCTTTTTAAAGTCTTCATCACCGACAAGGTTCCTGACCTTACGGCCAAAACCTACAGCCAATTCCGCTGTATGGGCGGTCTGGATGACCTTCTTCTCTGGGTACCTGCCTAAAAACCAAGCTGGCAGAAGGTAACTGGCGAACTCACTTTTCGTATGCCTTGGCGGCATATTGATAATTAATCTTTTAAGCTCCCCGTTACACACGCGCTGAAATGCGTCAGCCATAATCTTGTGATGGCTCCCATTGATGAAAGCAGGCCACATTTCTTTGACAAATGGCATGAAGGCTTTTTGAGAGTTTTCGCGTTTTGTGGATATCTCAAGGTCTTGAAGGAGCTTGAGTATCTCTTCTTGCTCTTCGAAGGGAAGGGAGCCGACTTGATCTAGGTAGCTCTGAAGTTCAGCATCCATGCCTTAATCTCTTTAAGGAAAGGGCGCTTTCGCGCCCTTTCCGAAGTGCGTATGGAAAATGCACGAGTAACGGTGTTCTCGGAACCGCGCTTGCAACATTTGCTAAGGGGGGACAAAACAAATGCATTAAGCAGTTAAATAATACATAAAATCCCTGAAATATCAAATGTCTGTAATTTTTAGTTTTCTGCCTTCTCCACTTGAGGCCCTACAACCTCCAGACTTCCATGACCAATCAGAAAGAAACATTCCCTTTTATTCACAGCCCGTGTCATCGTCCACGTCCCATTGCCTGCGTAGATAACAAAATCAGCGCCGTCTTTCGCAGTCCCTTTTATCAAGGGTTTCTCCCTAAATTTCTCCATCAGAAATTTCGACATAACGTCTCGTTTCTGACACGGCGGTATTGGCTCTGAACCTGAAGAATTACTCTCTGAGATATACGAAGAGCAAGCTGCCAGTAAGAGCGCTGCAATCGCAGTAATGCCGATAATTTTACGCTTTCTCATAGAACTTCCTCGACCATTTCCAATGCCTGTATAGGGGTTTCCATATATACGGAAAGGCCCAGCTTAACTTCATGACTGCCCAGTTAAACGCATTATAGGGAAACTTCATCGGCCTCATGTAGTCCAAGAATAATATCACTCTCAGCTTGTCAGTACCATTGACCGCATAATGATTATATGTGTCATCGAAGACCATCACTTCCCCGTTCTTCCAGTGGTACCTATCCCCCTCCACGTCGATAAAGCATTTGTTCTCGTCAGGGATAATCAAGCCCATGTGCATCCGTAGCACCCCAGCCCACGGCCCCTCATGGGGGTTAAGCGCTTTCTCTGGCCCCAGAACCGACAGATACGCTGATACGATCTGTGGGTGTCTTTTCAGGATACTCATGAGAATGGGGAACTGCTTGGCGTTCTTACGGAACGTCCAACCTGCCCCTTTGAGGAAAAACATACGCCATTTGTCATCATTGCTGATGTAAATCTGATCTGGCGATATATCCTGAAAAGGAGCAAACCCCACATACCGGGTCATCATGCGCTTTGTTTCTTTAAGTATCTCAGGATAGGCATCTTCCAGTTCAGAAGAAATAGGAAACCAAAACTTATCGTAGAACTTATGATCACCGCACAAGCAAGCCTTACGAAATGGCGCTTTTACCGCTTGAGCGAACTCAAAAGCGTTCATCAGTACCACTCGTCGTCGGGGTTAAGGATAAACACTGGCTTGTTCATAGTTAACGCCCAGCCTACCTCGTCGTCCACGCCCGGACTTTTACGCCACCCCGGCAAGGCAAGAACTGCCAACACATCAAAACCTTTAAAGAGGTGGAAATCCACTCTCATCCAGAAGCCTTTATCATGCGCCCCCATCTTATGATCTCTACCCTTAATCGCTTCACCATAAACAATAGGCGAGAAGGCCCAAATTCCCTTTCAAAGCAGCCATTCGGTTATTTTGGCGGTCACCCTACCCCTTTCCTCCATAACAGCGCTAGAAACGCCAGAATCAGGCTGATAAGTGGGTTGTGATGAGTAGGGAGAGGCAAGATAGACGGTTTTATTCTTACATTCGGCAGCAAACATGAAGAAATCACTATGAGCGCCACCCTCCAGAGAGGCAGGAAGCCCAAACTCCGGGAAAGGAATATCCAAATTTTTTATCATAAGCCCCCCTATATAGTACTAACTAAAAAAAATAAATCTAGCTAGAATAGTTCTATTTAGTACTAGACTAGTATAGAACTATATGCTAGAACTATCTAGTTCTTTCTTAGCAACACAGAGAAAATGGGTAAACGCTCTAGTTTCGAACGAAAAGAACGTGATTTTTATCGAACCCCGCTAAGTGCCGTCGAAGTTTTAATCCCTCACATACGCCACATTAAGAACTACGTCGAACCGTGCGCGGGTGATGGCGCTTTAGCCGAACATTTAGGCAGGTTCGGTAAGTATTACGATTATCTAAGCGATATCTGTCCTCAAGATAGCCCTAAACCCATTCATAAAATGAATGTTTTTGATATTACTAGCTGTAATGCACAGGCATTCATAACAAATCCACCTTGGGATCGTAGAATACTACACCCATTAATCCTACACCTATCAAATCTAGCCCCAACATATCTACTATTCGATAGCGATTGGGCTCATACTATCCAATCAGAACCCTATATGAGCAGATGTCACACTATTATCAGTGTAGGCAGATGCAAATGGATCGAAGATTCACCCCATACGGGTAAGGATAACTGTGCATGGTACCATTTCGAAAGAAAAGAACCCGAATTTACGAGGTTCTATGGCAAAAAAAGGGTACCTAAAAAGGGTACCCCCCCCCTCGCTATGATAAATCTGTGATTATTTGAGTGGATTAGTGTGCGTGTGTGTAGGGCTACGTCGTAGCATAGCGGTGGGGTGGGGGTAGGTGGGGCCTAGCCGTCCAGATAGTGTGGCTAAAAGGTGTACCCCCCTCGGCTTTTTCTAGCGATCAAGGCAAGCGTTTTTCTGTGGAGTTAATTTTAACCCGTCAGCAAATCCTGTAGCTTTCGAGTCAGCTCCTGCCGCAGTTCATCCGGTGATCTGTCTGAGCTGTCCGTTTCAATTCGTTCGATGAATAGCCCCACGTCGTGCGTCTTACCCAGCAGCTCAAGAGCCCGGACCCTAGCTGCATCTGACTCAGCATTCATAGCTTCATGTTCCAACCGCTCCAACACCAGCCGCCTTCGAGAGCCCGCAGAGGCTGATGCAGCCCGCTCAATACTAGCATGATGAGCTTGAAGTCTCCGGGATATCTCATGGTGTCCCGCTAATCTCCATGCCTCATTGTCTATTGCGCTGCGTTTCATGCCGCCTGCATCGTATGCATTGCAGTAAGCTTCATATTGGGTCTTGCCCCGGATCAACCCAGCAAGGAATGCTTCTTGCTTACTCGTAAGCTTGCGGCGTTTGCTTGCGGGCGA